ATGACCCGCGACCTCGCTACCTCCCTCCTGAACCGTGCCGCTGACGGTGCCCAACTCCTGGAAATCCTGGAGAGCATTGCCGCCGATGCCAATCAGGGAACTGTCACCGATTTCGACGGGACGCCGATCATCTGGTGATCTGACCTGCTACAATATTCACAACAGCAACGAACCCCATGACCACCGCAACCATCGACGGCGTTCAATTCAAGGTTACCCGCCTGCCCATCGCCCATGGCACTGCCGCCAATCGCTGGGCGGATCGCATCAAAGGCGGCAGCAGCAGGGTCCGCACTCATGGTGGTGCTGCTGGTTCCCGTGGCACCTGCATGACCACCAAGGCAAGCGCCCTGGGCGACGTGCGCTGACCTCATTCGTTCGTGCCAGCAGCAGTGCCCCCGTTCTGGGGGCGTTTTTTATGCGCCGCGTATTGCCCCCGTATATAAAAACCCATAACTTCCCTAATCTATAAAGTGTTACGAAAGGCAGCTAAATTTACCTCTCATATAAAAAAAATTTTTCGCTATATAAAAACAAGACAAAGATTAACTGATATGGAAAAAAATCCCGGAGAAAATTTTACAACTGTAGAGGTTGATCCAATTACTGGAGAATACTATGTAACCATACCACAATGGATCTGTGATGAGAAGGAGTGGTATGAGGGAACGGAAGTGAACATGGAAGTTGAGAATGATTGCATCATAATCACAAGTATTGACGACGTATAGATAAAGTGTTATCATATTGAAGTAACTTCATTCGATTATGGCTAAAGGATTTACCGTTAAAGCAAAAGTACCGAAACCTTCCGAGGGATCTCAAGAGTGGGATTATGAGAAGGCAAAAGAAATGATCAGAGGGAAGACGATTGTATTCTGTCTTCCAGGAAGGGGCGTTTCGTACACTTATCTGAAAAACTTTGTACAATTGTGTTTTGATATTGTACAAGCAGGAGCAAGCATCCAAATTTCGCAGGATTACTCCTCCATGGTAAACTTTGCAAGATGCAAATGTTTAGGAGCGAATGTACTGCGAGGACCCGACCAAATTCCTTGGGATGGCAAATTGAAGTATGATTATCAACTGTGGATTGATAGTGATATTGTTTTTAGTACTGAAAAATTCTATCAATTGATTTTGATGGATAAGGATATTGCTAGCGGTTGGTATATGACTGAAGATGGTCGAACCACCTCCGTGGCACACTGGTTAGATGAAGGTGATTTCCGTAATAATGGTGGAGTCATGAATCATGAAACTGGTGAAAGCATCTCCAAGCGTAACAAACCATTCACAGTTGACTATGCAGGTTTTGGATGGCTTCTAATCAAGAACGGAGTATTTGAACACGAAGAGATGAAATATCCTTGGTTTGCTCCTAAGATGCAAGTCTTTGAATCTGGAAGTGTTCAGGACATGTGTGGAGAGGATGTAAGCTTCTGTCTAGATGCAATCGCAGCAGGATTTGAGATTTGGTGTGATCCTCGCATTCGCGTTGGTCACGAAAAGACTCGGATTATCTGATGAAAAAGGAAGCAAAGTATACAATTCTCCACAAGGGAATAACAATCTTTAAGAACTTGACGGAAAGTGAATACTTTGATACTATGGAGGACCTTTCGTTAGAGTACTATCAGAAAGGTTCTCCAAAACCTCAAGATCTTGAAACAAAAATAGTTGAATTTTAAGGAGCACTAAGTATTATGGCAGTTCGTTCTAAAGTTGGTCTGAATAAGAGTAGTTTTACTCCCGGAAAGCCCAAAAAATCTCGTCAAGGAAATGGGAAGAATACTAAGTATTCCGCCACGTCTCGTAACTCGGCTCGTAAGGCATACCGAGGGCAAGGGAAAGGATGATTGATGACGATATACAGGCATGGGAAGCATACCCGTCTTGCCGATGGGTATTCAATAAACTTGAAGTCGCAATGCGATTTGGTTATGAGTGTGGACCTGCTTGTGTACCGATCAAAAAGAAAGGTTTTTATATAATAAGACCCATCTACAACCTATTCGGACAAGGTATTGGTGCTAAAAAACAATACCTTGATCCTGAATTACATACTGAAGAGATGATTCTTCACAAATACGTCTCCCCTGGATATTTCTGGTGTGAATATCTGGAGGGAGACCATTTTAGTATTGATTATAAGCGTGAGAATGGGCGCTGGATACCATTTAGTGCTATGGTAGGCACACACGAAACAGAAGATAATTTAACAAGATTTGAAGTTTGGAAGAAAGTAGAGATACCAAACTTTGAATTGCCAGATTTTATTCATGAAATTGATGTAGAATACTTGAATATTGAGTCGAAGGATGGCAAACCATTTGAGATACACCTTCGAACTGGTAATGATCAGATATGGAACCTTCCTATGGGATCAAAAGTATATCCAATATGGGATGAGGATGCCCTAGGTTTAGATAATGGTATGAAGTTTTCTCCAAACCACGAATCTGATATTCGTTTTTACTCTGCCAATGGGCATTTGAGTGACGTAAGGCGTGGATTTTACATTGAAGAAGCAAAATAAATACGTTTAAGGGATAGCAACCCCTCTAAAAGTTCTGATTTAGCAGTAAATCAGGAGCTAAAATGGGCAATTCACCTGTCGATAGAGATGCAAACTACATGAGAGAGATGTGGGGAACCACAAAACTCATCTCAGATTATGGTTCAATGCAACCAAACAGTGATTTTTTGGATAATTTGGCAAATCATCAACATCAAAAGATGCTTCGTGAGATTGCAAACGATGATTTAACACCTAAAAAGCACGATTTTGCGTCTCAGAATGAAATTCATGAGAAAATTCGCAATGATGAGGATTATGATGATTGGGATTATGGTACAGAACCAACTTATGGCAGAATTTCTGAGTAGTAGGTATAAATAATTCAAAAATTATAAAATGGCAGTCCAAAGGATATCAAGAACATTTAAAGATATTAGTTTTTCCTTTGTTCCACACCCAGTAACAAAGGATTTGCCAATTATTAAGAATGAAAATGCTATTATTCGTTCTGTGAGGAATCTGATTGAAACTGCCACCAATGAAAGATTTTTTAATTCGACCATTGGTTCCGATGTAAGATCATCATTATTTGAGAATGCATCGGATGTTACTGAATTAACAATAAAAAAACAAATCGAAAATGCTATTAATGCATATGAAGAAAGGGTCGAAAATTTGTTAGTTGAAGTTGATTTGAGACCTGACTTAAATGCACTTGAAGTTACAATATACTTTGATATTATTGGGAAAGAATTTCCAACACAATCCATTAATTTCATACTAGAGGCAACGAGATAAAATGCCTTTTACAAAGTTCAACAACTTAGACTTTGATCAAATAAAAACTTCGATCAAAGATTATCTAAGAGCAAACTCAAAATTTACTGATTTTGATTTTGAAGGATCGAATTTTTCAATTCTTATTGATATTCTTGCGTATAATACGTATATAAATGCCTTTAACACCAATATGGTTGCTAATGAGGCATTTATAGACTCTGCAACATTGAGGGAAAATGTTGTAGGACTGGCAAGAAATATTGGATATGTCCCAAAATCAAAAAAAGCAGCAAGAGCAGTTGTTTCTTTTGAGGTTCCTTTTAGTGGTGCAACAACACAAACTCTTACTTTAAAAGCAGGTTTAGTTTGTGTTGGCGGAGTAAGTAATAGTTCATATGTGTTTTCAATACCAGAAGACATTACTGTAAAGACTACTGATAGCGGCGATCAAAAAATTGCTAATTTTGATTCAATATCAATTTATGAAGGAATTTTTATTAGAAAATCTTTCACTGTAGATTCTTCGATTGAGCAGAAATTTATCTTAGATAATCCTTCTATAGATACATCAACGATTAAAGTCTATGTTAAGGGGGAAGGTGAGAGTGGATTAGGGAAGGAATATAGTGTAATTGATAATATTATAAATGTCGACTCAACATCAGAAATATTCCTGATTCAAGAAATTAAAGATGAAAAGTATGAAGTTATTTTTGGCGATGGTGTATTTGGAAAGAAATTAGAAAACGGATCTGTCGTTACAGTTAGCTATATTATAACAAATGGTGAGGATGGAAATGGTGTTACTAATTTTTCGTTCTCCGGATCTTTGGAATATGCAAATGAAGAAGGTGTTTTAATTCAACCAACACTTGATGAATCTATTTTTGTCTTCTCTCTATTCTCCTCTAGAGAGGGTTCTGGTATTGAGAGCATAGATTCCATCAAATACTATGCTCCAAGGGCATACAGCGCCCAGAACAGGGCAGTGACAACGAGGGATTATCAATACATTGTAAGACAAATCTACCCGAATGCCGAAGCAGTTTCCGTAATTGGTGGTGAAGAAATGGATCCACCAGAATATGGAACTGTGATTATTTCCATTAAACCAAAGAATGGAACTTTCCTTTCAGATTTCACTAAGTCCCAAATTTTAACGGGATTAAAGGAATATTCTATAACAGGAATAAATCAAAGAATAACAGATCTGAAAATTCTATATGTTGAAATAGATTCTTCGGTTTATTATAATTCTTCTCAAGTATCAACACCAAGTTCCTTAAAAACTTCTGTTATCTCAACTCTGGAAAAATATGCAAAATCTGCGGACTTGAATAAGTTTGGAGGTAGATTTAAGTACAGTAAAGTACAACAAGTTATTGATAATACGAATTCTGCGATTACTTCAAATATTACAAAAGTCAGAATGAGAAGAGATATGAAAGCATCTCTGAATAATTTTGCACAATATGAGGTTTGTTTTGGAAATAGATTTTATATTAATGAATATGGATATAATATAAAGAGTACAGGATTTAAAGTTGATGGAGAATTATCGATTGTTTATTTTACTGATACCCCAAATAAAAATTCTCTAGGAAACTTGGATGGAAGTGGCAAGGGAATTTTATCAGTTGTAAAAGAAAGTGATACTGGAATGCCAGAGGTTGTAATTAAGTCTGTTGGAGTTGTTGATTACACCAAGGGAGAGATATTGATTAATACAGTAAAAATTACCGAAACAAATTTATCTGATGGAATTATTGAAATACAAGCATTCCCAGATTCAAATGATGTTATTGGTCTAAAAGATTTGTTCTTAGTTTTTGATGTTGGGGCCAGCACTCCTACAATAAATATGAGAAGAGATACTATATCTTCTGGAGAAAGTCTATCCGGAACAAGATATATCACAACATCTAGTTATCCAAACGGAAAATTAACGAGGTAGCATGGCAGATACTAAATTTGAGACTAGAGTAAAAGTAAGTCAAATTGTTAAAAATCAAATTCCAGAATTTATTTCTTCAAGTGAAGAAAATTTTGTAGAGTTTTTAAAACAATACTACGTCTCTCAAGAGTATAGGGGATCTGCATTAGATATTTCAAATAATTTTGATCAATATCTAAATTTAGATAATCTGACAGCAGATATTATATCAAAAGAGTATACTCTTACTGCCAATGTCAACTACCAAGACGATGAAATTGAAGTTTCATCTACTGTAGGGTTTCCGGATGAATATGGATTATTAAAAATTAACAATGAGATTATTACATATACTGGTAAGACCTCTAATTCATTTACTGGATGTCTGAGAGGATTTAGTGGCATTGATTCTTATGAAGAGGATAGGGGTCAAAGCAATCTAGTATTTAAATCAACCTCAATATCAACACATAAAGCAAATGATGAGGTTATCAATCTAAGTAATTTATTTTTAAAAGAATTTTTTAGAAAATTAAAATATCAATTTTTACCTGGTCTAGAAAATACCGATTTTGCTCCAGGAATAAATGTAGGCACTTTCATAAAGCAATCCAAATCGTTATTCCAAACAAAAGGAACTGATGAATCATTTAGAATACTTTTTAAAGTATTGTATGGAGTAAATGCAGATATAATTGATACTGAAGATTTTTTAATCAAATCATCAACAGCAGAATATGTTAGAAGAAAAGTACTCTTTGCGCGTTTACTTTCTGGAGAAAATCCATTAAATATCGTTGGACAAAGTTTGATAAGTGATGATGGCACAGCTTCTGCCCCAGTTTCTGAAATGGATTTTTATCAATCAGCATCTGGAGAAAAAATTTATAGAATTTCCATATTCGAAGGGTATGATGATGAAAGTCTAATAATAGGAAGTTTTAAAGACACTAAGATCACTAAAGTTATAGGTTCTGTTTCTCCTGGAGCAGATACTGTAACTGTCGATTCCACAATCGGATTTCCAAAATCTGGAACCTTTATAACTGGAAATAACACAGTTACATATACAGAAAGGTCAGTAAACCAATTTTTTAATTGTAGTGGTATAGAGGAAGCTATTTCTGATTTGGATGAAGTTGCATCCACCAATTATGCCTTTTCATATGAAAATGGTGACATTACAAAATTAGTAAAATTGCAGATTAGAAATATTTTATCTGATTTTGTTCTAGATGGTGATTATACATTAATTGAGGATAAAGATCCAATAAGAGTTAATAATTTGGGAGAATATATTGTAGATAATGGAATAAACAATACATATAAAGAATTTATTTTCAATAGTTGGAAATATAATACTGCATCCAGATTTGAAATTGAATCATCTTCAAGTAATACGTCGCATGTTTTAACTGAATATCCAACCAAGGATAGTTTAAGAAACCAGGATACTGTTGAAATTTTCCAGAGAGGATCAAATACTTCTCTTGGGACAGCAACTGTTCTCAGTATTACTAGAAATCAGGCAAATTCTTCAAAAGGTTCTTTGACTTTATCTAATTTGGATCTTTTGGATTTGGATACTGATTTGACTGATTCAAACTTCAAATTCGATATAAGAAGAGTCGTTAAAAGAGTTTCATCAGATTCTGTAGATATCCCCTTAAAATACTCCAATATACTAGCGAATGTTCAAAACACTTATGATGAAAGTGGAAAGAACATATATGTTGCTACAAATTCTCTTCCAGATTATACAATAAATCCAAGATCCATTTCAGAGGAAATAACCAGTTTAGATGCTGTAAGTGGTGATAGGATTACAATTGCAAAACCAGATTTAGAGTTTTTAACTGGTGATAGAATCACTTATACACACAATTCTGATGGAAATCCAATAGGCGGTTTAGTATCCAACTCAGAGTATTTTATTAAAGTTGAAGACTCCAATAGTATAAAACTTTTTACATCACTATCATCTATAGTAACCGATACTTACGTAAAATTATCGAAGGATGCGGAAACAGCATCAACACATAAATTTACTTTATCTCGCCTATTTTCAAAGAATTTAATACCCAGCCGCTCTTTAAGAAAATTCCCATTAGAAGTAAGTAGAAATTCTCCCCAAAAAGTAAAAACAATTCCGGATAAAACGGTTGGAACTTTAATTAATGGTGTTGAAATCTTTAACTATAAAGGCGTTGATAAAGTATATTATGGTCCAATAAAAAATGTAGAAGTTTTAAATCGTGGAGCAAAATATGATGTTTTATATCCACCAAAAATTGAAATAGATAATCCAACAGGAATTGGTGGAACAACTTGTTTAGTTGAACCCGTTATTTCTGGTGGCGTAGAATCAGTACTACTCAATAATATAAACGTTCCAATTAAAAAATTAATCTCAGTTACTTTAACCGGTGGCAATGGAACTGGTGCTGTATTAGAACCAGTAATAGAAAGAAAGCATAGGGAAGTCGAATTTGATGCTTCTATTGGTATTAGTACATCAAGTGAATCCATTTCCTTTACAGAAAACCATTATTTTTCTGATGGTCAAAGAGTTGTTTATAATTCTAATGGAAACGATTCGATAGGAATTGGAACATATGGTGGTTCAAATTTAGATCAAGGAAAATATTTAC